AACCAGTATCAAGCCTCGAAAGTGAATGCTGAGATAGGACGTTGATTTTGCCCTTCGGCTGCCCGTCTATCTCTAGTGCGAAGTCCATTCGTCCCTTCGCTGCTGATAAAAATGTGAGTGAACATTCAAGTCCTTCAACAAGGACATCAAATCTTGTGCCGCTATCCGCTGACTGCCTAACTTCGTCGTCCATATTTTATTGGGACATTCCCACGTTAATAAGAAAGTCGTGTGTTGTTTGTGAAAGCCCCTACCCTCTTCCACATTTCCCCGCTCAGGAAACTCCGTGTATTACCTGTTGATTAACGTCTGCCATCAGACGAGGAATTGCCCAGCATTTCTTTTACAACTTTGCCGTGAGGGTAGCGCCCCTCTTCCTATACTATCGTAGATACCCACGGTTATAAACATTTCTATTGAGATAATTTATCATTGATAAACCAAAACCTTTATAAGCAGGAGACCCTAGGACAGTACAGAGAAGAAGACGTTCAGACACCGCCCTTCCCGCACGAGGCAGTACCGCCACCGCAGGGGTCTTGGAATGAAAACGAATATTCTCTCGCCGGAAGGCGTTACTGAGCGACGGACGATTCAGTGACGGCCTTCCTTTTTTTAATTTTCAATGTAAGTCCAAGTGTGGTCTTTGGGCGGTGTTCCAATTTGACACCAAAATACTCCGCATCCCGGGTGGTCTCCACAAATGATAACTGCGTTCGGCCATTCCTCGGGCTTGAGCAAGAATCCATCCATCGGTCCTTCACGTTTACAGTTCGGGCATTTTTCCCAATTTCCATAACCATAAACTCGAACTTGACGGGCATCGACTTCGATAGTCTCACCATTCATTTCAAACTTGTGTGCCGGAGCAAGGACAAACTCGGGTAATTTCTTTTTCATAAAATATGCCTCTTGAGCCAAGGTTTCATTTCACGGATTGAATTTTTGAACCATGACGGAAGGAGATGACTATTCCATCTCGCCCATCTTTGCCACGAACCATCAAGAATGTATAGGTCGCCCTTGTCTTCCGCGCTTCTAATTATTCTTCCAGCACCCTGAACAAGTTTCAGAGCCGTTTGAAGATTATACCAAGATTGACAAGGTTTCGCACAATTGAAGGATGAACACATTCCGTTTGAATATTTATTTGGTTCTTCATACGGACAAGCCGGAGTTCCTTCGTTGTCTCTTCTCCAAGAATGTTCATCCTCTTTCATTCTCAATTCGATTTGTGGGTCCTTCACGGGAAGGAATGGAATTTTACAAATGACAAGCCATTCAGCGAGTCTGCCTTTGAAATCAAAACCTTCTCCAACGTAAGTCGAAATCAAAACCAAGTCCTGACGCGGAGATTTGAAGAATGTATCAATCGCGATATTTCTTCCGGTTGAATCTGAACCATGAGTTAGAATCCTGTCGCCGTAACCCAAGTCCCGAAGTCCATCGACAATTTTTTCACGGATATAATGAGAGTGAGGAAGAACGACTCCGCGCTTTTCTGTATTCTTTTCCATGATTGCTGCTATCGCTTTGATTTGTTTCTTGACGCTGTTATCTCGCTTGCTCCAAGACATCGGGCCGCATGGAGCATAAACGATATTGAAGTTATCAGAATTGAATGGAGATTTATTGACATTAACATACAGAGTTTTCTGATGACCGATTCCCAAGTTATTGAGAAATGTTTCGCAGTTCAGAATTGTTGCGCTAAGGAAAATTCTTTTCTCGCTGATTCTATCGAGATGTTCCCCGGCGTAACTATCGACGCGAATAGGCTTCGCAATAACAAACTTCCCAGCCCTGTCAGATTTTGTTTCGACAATTACTCGTTTTGGTTTTCTGAGTAATTCCAAGAATGTTGCACAACGACTCAATAATTTCCTTCCAAGTTCTACTCCCTTTTCATCTTCATCTTTTTCTGCAAGTTCGAGATGACGTTTCGCTCCATTGAACAGATTCGTGATTGGGATTTTCCAATCCTCGGGAGCGTATGCCATTGGCAAACTTGTTCGCCCGCCGTTAATCATTTGCCAATCTTTTGTTGTGATTTTAACTTCCATCAAATCCATAAAGAAAGATTCCATGTTGTGAGCCTCGTCGATAATCGCAAACTTACGTTGGTCAAAATTAGAATCTCCTTGGATGACTCTAAACATGTATGCCGGATTTGAGAGCGTCAAGCGAGCATCAGAAGCCGCAAATTTTTGTTCGTAGTAAGGACAAGGGTCCTCTCTTTTCGTGTGAGGACAGGACTTCTTGACACCATGACAAGGCGCTCCATCCGCATTCCCGGAACGAACCCAACAAGGAAAATTGGAACGACCGCGAACTTCAGCAAGTTTGCTTCCGTAGTCATCTTTGTATTGTTGAGCCAATCCCAAACTTGGGGCGAGAAGATATGCTGACTGAAACCGAGACTGAACTGTCATGGCTATTGCTGATTTTCCAATTCCTGTAGGAGCCTGAATGACGATGTTATCGAAATCATCATTCTCGAGCGCCCAATAAATTATGCTGAGAACTTCGTCTTGATATTTCCTCGGAGATGGCATTGGGAAATCAGGACGTATTTTTTCCCACAAGTCCGGAAGTGGATTCTTCGATGGGATATTGATTCGAGTAATTGCCATGTGCTGTGGTTAATTCCCACGTTATTAAGCCCATCACTCTGAAGCCATTCTGCAAGGACCAACGACTTCAAAAGTCGCTGTTGATGGGTCTTCGCCATTTCGGACGCATAACCATTGTGCTAATGCTAGAGACATTCAAGCCACGTTCCCTGCGTTGCATGATACTGCCATTGAGTAAGTTCCGAATGGCATGAAATACTCTTCACCTGTTAAGAAGCAAGTTCTTACTGCTCGGCGAACTACTTCTTCCCCACGCTCTGAAACCCATACTGATGCGTTTGTTCTGCGTGATACTGTGAAATACCAATGACATTCTGAATCACATAATGATGTTGCTCGGTATGTCTCGCCTGTTGTGAAGTTCGTCTCGCTGCTCATGTTCTTTCCTACTGCTTTCCACCTATAAAGGTTTTGATTCATCAATGTCCTGAGTTATCAATAGAAAGGTTTATAACTACACAACTTGCCGTTCAGACTGAGGAAGAGAAGAGGGCTTCAGAGGTTCGATTCCCACGCATGGTTGCGGGCTTGATTCTTTTAACGGGGGTTGCTCCCCGGCCTCACAATATCAATTTCACAATCTCTCAATGAAAAGGTTTATAACTAGAAAGCGACCCGTTCAATTTGTAAGAAGCCAATCACGTCTCTAGGGAGTGGGCGACTTATGTTGAATCCCGTTGGGAACATTAACCTCGGAAGGGGCAGGATTCTTCGGCAGTAATTGGCTAACTTGGCGCTAGGGGAAAAGCCTTCCTAGGAAAGTTAGAGCGAATGTGAGATAATCCGACCTCAATACTGCCCACCAAAATTCTACTCACTTAATATTATAATATATCCAAACCCAAAAACGATTCGATAGACGCCAAAACAGTTTACTAATTTTATTCATATTGGAATGCCATTTATCGAACCCTTGTTGTTATTACTATTCATCCATGCGCGAAGTTCGTTTTTATCATCGCTTGTTCTGAAAATAGTTCCTGAATAAATATGAATTTCCCAACACTGTTCCATCCATGTCACGGCGGAAATATGAGCAGTTCGAATCGTCGTCAATCCTGTTGTAGTTTCTAATTCTAAAAATTCCATTAAATCACCATAAAAGTTGCCAAAACACCCGCCGCCATAAATGAGGATAAAACACCAAAAGAATCCCGGCGGCGAACGACGGGTGATTGGACTTTCAAGAGATTTACCGCCGCCATATTTCTTCCTGACATTCCCACCTTAATTAATTAATCTAATACATACTACCTCTATAACATATACAGTTCAACCATACTGTGTGTCTATCAGGGGGTTAGTCAGTTGGATTCTTTAGACTAGATTCCCCCCTAAAGGGGGGGAATCTAATGATGGGGACAATTTCCTGAATTATTGTGAAACGCCTGTTGCATATCTCAACATCGAGACTAAATCCGGGGCTTGACGACCAACAGTCAGCATCATTGTTGCCGTTCCCGGAGCGTATTCTATTGATACATCGAACACTCTTTGTCTTCCAGCAAGACCGCCATCTGTCGAAGCGAACTCAACAATCTGCCCGGGCATAATGTCAAATCTTTCCGGTAGCGCTTGAACATTCCAACGGGAACCGGCTCGTCCTTGTTGATTCAATATCTGTTGTGCAAAGAACTTGGCTGTCGGAGCGTCAGTCGCGGCTGTCTCTTCGACAATAATATGAACAGGATTTTGTGGATTTGTTGTCGGTTCGGTGACGGTGATTCCTAGTTCTGAATTTTTTACTGTCACTTTATTCACGAAGTCTAAATCACCTTCGTCCCTTGTAATCTGAGTCGGATACAAATCCTGCGGA